CAGGATCGCGTATTCCGCCGCGATACTCGCGTTCGTCGTGAATACCAGCGGGCCGGACGTCTTGAGCCCTACGACCCCTGCCGCCACCGTCGGAACGCCCGTCGCGACTCCTGAACCGCCGAGTGAGTAACCGTCACAGGCTGCAATCTCGAACGGACTTGATGCCGCCCATTTAATATCGTTATATGTTTTCCACGATGCTTTAACCGGCGCATCAGCCGTAGGCCCAAGGACGCAGAACGTCGATGTGCTGTTTGCTTGTATGTTCACTCCACCCGTCAGCATCGCAACCGGGAGGTTATCAAATACTGCACTTGTCATTATCCATCACTCCTTTTCCTAATAAATTGCCCGCAATCATTATCGTAATGCCTGCGGCCTATGTGCTGCAATCCACCTTTCACGCCCGCCCTGCAATGATAGTGATAGTTCTCGGTGTCCAGTGTATCGTCAGGAAGTCGGACGCCCTTATGACAGGTCGTGCAGTTGCACAACTCCGCGAGCGGCGGCACGATGTTATTCTGCACCGTCACTTTCGGAGGGCAAACCTTGAACTCCCCGAGTTCGATTGACTTGAGATCGACCATTAGTTCCTCGCTACCCAATTAACCGTCTGAGTCGCAGCCCCTGCGGACTTGACAAAGATCAAGTTCACATTAGCAACGTTGATCACTACCGATGTCGCGCCCGCAAGTAATTCCATAGTACAAGTTCCGACTGCCGAACCCCACATTACCGACTGCGTATTACCGGCCGGTGCTTGAAGTATGACTGATTTGCACGCCTGCGTTCCGATTATAACTGCAACTCCACCAGTAACTGGCGCGGTGATTGTGCCGGTGTACATTGCAGTGCTTGGGCCTGATATCGCGGCGGTGTTTGCCTTGATGTCGGTGTCAAGCGCAGCGACATCAGCGTCGAGTTGCACGATGTTCGCGTTGAGGTTGCCCGCTCCGTCGATTATGTTGACTGGGACGCCTTGAGATACGGCGTCATAGTTTGGATCGGTAGGTGTTCCTGATTTAAGTCCGCGCTCGGTCATACTGGTGCACCTGCTGAGTTCGTCCAGTTCGTGCCGTTCCACCAGATCGGGATTACAAGCGTTGTGTCAAAGTAATACTGGCCCATGATCGGTGTCGCCGGGCGCTGTAAAGTCGTGCCCGTTGATCCAAGTGCAGTGATGTTAGCGATCGTTATCGTAGCAGCAGCAATCTTATCGGTGGTGATTGTACCTGCTGCAATCTTTGCATCAGTTATTGCGCCGTCATATAACTGGTCAGTGTCAATGATGTTAGGTGGAAATGATGTTGCGTGTCCTGGCATTTGTTTTCACCCCACATCACTTCTTTCTAATTGGAGAACGAACCATTTTATCTTTCTTCGGTTTCTCCATCGCTTTATCTTCTTTAGGTTCCGGTTTCATCTGCGTAAGTCCCACTCTATCCAAAAAGTCTTTCCTGTAAGCGTCTTTGACGAGACCAGATTGTATCAGTCGTTCGGCTTCCTCTTCGCTGAAGTATTGGGACCGACCTTTGATGTAACCTAAGTGGTCTTGTAAAAAGGTAACTAATTTCATTTAAACCACCTCGAATAAAAATAAATGTGAGGGTGTACCGTTATCAGTACACCCCATGGTATGTTTCAACCTCGTATGTTTCTCTTTTAAGGCGCAGTTGTAAGAGTCGCCGACTGCGTTTGTGGTGCTTCGGTTGCCCCGCCAAGGATCAACAGAATTCGTCCTGTGACTGTATCCGTTATCGTGTTGGTGAACGTCCCTGTCACTGTGACGCGCAAGAACTCCTTTGCCATCAACAGGTCGACATCCATCTCAGCAACGACGTTCACCGCCGTTGATGCTGGCGCGACAAAGCCGTGGTCGAGGTCTGTTCCTGCTGTTGAAATTGCGCCGTTTGGCTGCGTCTGTCCCGAGACGCTCCACGGCATTGCAGCGAATCCGCTGCCGGATGCTGCCGACGTGTCAAGCTCCATCGAGAGCGAGAGCGTCTTAGCCGCTGCTGTAGTTGCTAAACCCGTGTAGACCACTTTGCAGTATGAGAACTCACCTGCACGAACCCCTGCCGCACGCAGGTCAAAGACCTGTGACGTAACGGCTGTCGTGCCACCCGCGGTTAGCGTGTTACCAGTTGCGGGTGTAATATCGTGAACCCTGCAATGAGCCAATGCTCCTCTATTTAATGCCATATCTTTTACCTCCGTTTAGGTCAGCTCAACTAGCCGCCTGCGCCGCCTCCCCACGTAACACCTGTTAGTGCGGCAGCCGCTTCGTCGTGCTCCATTCCGAAGTCGTGCATAGATATACAGCGAATGACTGTCTCATCTCTGTCGAACGGAGAGACAAGCGTCGATGTTGCATCAGTGTATGCCGCTGTGTCTGAAGCGAGGATTTCAAGCGTGTATGAGTCACCTATGATTAAATTAGGGAACTCGCATAGGTACACCATGTTCTGTGTGGGTGGGCCTATTACATCAATAGAGAGCTGCGTTGAAGTCGCTACAGGATAACCCCAAAATACAGGGTTAGGCCCGGACATTCCCGGGAACGCCAGTGCGCCAGTCGCTTCACGGACTTGTGCAAGCCAGTTCTTGTTACTTGGCCGCATTATCCATCCTCTCTTAGTATCGTCAACGTTTGCATTATCAAGAACACTGACTGCTCGTGATGCATCCGTTGTCGCCGTTACTGCTGTTGCTGGTGCTGCGGTCTGTGCGATTTGGTTGCCTGGCAACATGTGGTTTCGAATACCAACAGGAGTACCGGAGTCGCCGTTGCCTTCTATGAACGCAAGGTCTTCTCGTAGTCCCATTCGCTTAACGATGTGCTGGCGTACGATTGTGTCGATGTTGAGTGCGCTGAACTTAAGAAGGTCATTGCTGATAGGAACTTTCGCTCCGAGCTTTTTACCCTGCAAAAGCAGTTGACCAAACCCGGGCTGTGTTGCCTGAATCGTCCCGCCTTCGGACAGGTATGTTGCGCTTGCTGCTGATCCAATCTTCGGGATTCTTAATTGCCCGTTGACTAGAGGCAGAACCTGGCAACCCATTGTCCTCATAATCGCCGTCGCCTGCAACAGGTCGATGACATTTGTACTTAGTTCTTCTGAGATCGTGAAACCGCCTGCGACATCCGAAGACATATCAAGTGACTTTGCGATCACAGAGTTTTCTCCCCATCGTTTTGCGGCCCACTTTGCTGCGTCAGGGTGATGCCCTTTTGCTGCCGCGAGTGCCGCTGCGATTCCGCCGATTACATCCGCTTGTTTTTCAACTTCCTGCCGGTTTTCATCGGCAAGCATACTACGCAATGCCATGCCTCTCTGCGTGGCTTCCTTGCGCTCTTCATGCTCGGGTTTCTTTTTATGGTCGGTCTTTTGCTCAAAGAGAGCAATTAACTGAGCCCGAGTCATTTCTTTTGCTACCATTTTAGGCCTCCTTAGTTAGTCTCGGCTTGATCCGATTGCTCTGCTTCAAGCCCGAAATGCTCAAGTGCTTCGTTTAAAACGTCTTCGTCTACCAGATACTTCTCATCTTGATCGGGTTCGACGGGTTCACCTGTGTCAACGACAGGGATTACATCTTCCGATTTGATTATCCCTCTCTCGATGAGTGTATCAATAACCGCTGTGGCTACTTCATCGGCGATTCCTTTACCAGGTTTCGTGCCGCTTGCATTTGCCGCCGTCTCTTGGTCCTGGTCCGATGCATCGCCAGGTGCTTGCTCTGGTGTTCCACCAGGTTTGCCCGTGACTTGATTGAGCACGCCATTAACAAGTTTAACGCCTGAGTTGTGCGCCGATACTGCATCCCTAAGATCTGATTCATTCGCAGCACTGAGAACGCGGCCCGCTTTGTAGATCTCTTTAACGTGAGCGAGCAACTCATCCTTACTCATCGCTTCGATTTTTTCATCTGTCTTTTCCATACCTACACCTTCTGTTGATTTGTTTTCCTCGCGTTCCCGAATCTGCTCGGTTATTGCCGTTATATACGCGCATTTCTCGACGAGTTGAGTATAACTAGCAGTTCCCGCTTTCCATTCCAGCGGTGACGGATCAGCGCACTTAGTTGGTGGGACATCCTTCTTGTGCCACGCACACATTGCTGTCTCGACCTGTGCGTGCAGCCAGTTCATATCCGCTTTCGTAAACCCCGTCATTAAGTTGCCTTGCGCTGAGAACTGATGTAACCGCCGGTGATATGCCGATAGGTCTTGTAAGCTTTCTTTGCCGATTGCGGCCATTAGGCTGCTCTTATCGGAGTCAGTGATGCTCTTTTCCATTGTATCATCTTCAACTGGTTCTTGTGTAACTTCCTGTTTGCACGCCTCACACCGCACGACTGTCTCATCTGCCCACGTCTTGAGCGTCTTCATAAACGACTTGCGAGTCTTGCGGTCAACGAGTGCATCAGGATTTGAAGGAACAGGAACAGCACTGAACTCTAACATATCCCATTTTAAGAACTTCGTCCCACCGCCATCGATCATATCGAGAAGCGTACTGGGAGTTTTTTCTACGTCTTTCTCTTCAAGTGCTTCCCATTCGTGTGGATCAAAGCCAATCGAGACGGCGTTAAGGAACTTGGAACTATACATATCATAGACCATGCCGCCGGTTAGACCAGACCAGTTCTTTTGATAGTTTGAATCCGGTTGGAAAGTGACCAGTGCGGAGATCTTGTGGTTGATTACTGTATCGCCGTCTTTGTTTACGCCTGCTTCCTTGAGACGTTCCATCTCAACGGCCCGTGCGATTGGAAGTTGGTCATACTGATGTGCCCACAGCATGACAGGATTGTTAGCATAGTCATCGGTCATTATCCCTGCCGGATCAACGACGTCTTTGTCTCTGTCTTTACGGTTCGACGTGATAAAGAACTTTAACCGCTTGATCGTATCGCCGGTCTCAGGATCTTTGATACTGTAATCTTTAACGTCAGTAAGTTCGAATACCTTACGAACAATCTCACCGCGTTTAACTTCTTTGGCTAACATCTTAAATTATCCCCGTTTTTTTGCGCTTGTCCATAACCGCTTTTTGTGAATCTGATTCTTCAGTAAGTTCAGCGTCTTCAACAACCCGGGCCTGAGTCCTGCGCGCCGCATCCTTCGCTCGCTTCTGTTCAACGCGGATCGCCATGAACTCGTCAGAGTTAAGTATCATGTGTTCCGCTTCCTTGATGCAATCAGGACACAACCATTCACGCTTTTTAGCACCACCGATAAGTTGAAGTGTTCTGTTTACTTCACCACAAATGTCGCAGTGCTCGGGAACACGGAATTTAACATATTTCGTTACGCTGTCTTGCATCTTCGCCCCCCTATCGCATCCGTATATCATCAAGTAACTGGCGTTTCTCGCTCAGTGTCAGGTCTTTTAACATATCGTGAAGTGTGATTCTGTGAACCGTTCCGTCATCGTAACTGCACTCCCACCCGTCATCGTCGTAACTGCAATCGTGTAGGTGATTGCCGTCTGAGTTATCATTCATCATCTCGGCATCCTCGTTTGCAGTTGCGATCCGGTGCTTTAGTTGTGGCATGCATCTCATCTTCGAAGACGGATTATTACGCCGCGTCCTGTAGTGATTACTCGGCCCTTACTGCGGTTTGCAATCCATGCTTGTGTCGGTGATGTTGGTTGAGTTGTTCCTGCATCTGCGGGTGGTGCTGGTTGTGGCGCACCTGTATCGCCACCGGTTTGTGATGGCTCACCTGGAACCATAATCGGCTCGGGTGTGCCTGGAACTTCTGTGCCTTCTGGTTCTTGCACGCCTTCAATCGTTGGTAATGGTAAATCCTGAAGTCGCATCGGTGTCATATTCATTGGCCATGCTACGACCTGACCACGACCGTCTGGGAATGGTTCTTCGCCTGCCTTGACTCTGATCTCATCTAAGAGAAAAGCGTGACCCTGGAACCGCATTATTGCGGCTTCAAACTCTTTATCCTCTTGAACCGGGCTAACATAATCAAGTTCTATTAAACCCGTGTCATCAAAGCGTGGGACTATCTGACGTTGGAACGCCTCGCGCATCATGTTAAGTCTAGGTCTGAGCGTCCATTTGGAAAAGAATAAGTCTGCGGCCTCTATCGTCGCTCGGTTACTGTTCTGAAGTATCCCCATTATCTCAGGAGGCAGACCAAGTATCTGCGTGATCGTGTCACGCTCCATCTTAACAAGGTCTATGAACTGTGCCGATTGGAAGTCCTGCTTAAACTCCTGAACCGTGACCTCTTCAGATAGGAAGTAAGGTTTAAAAGAGTTCCAGAATCCGCTTAACTTCTCACGCCATTCGGCTTCCATTCGCTTCGTCTTCTCGGGGTTTAGTGTCTTGCCGGTAACGAGTATGTCCGGTCGTGCCTGACGTTTAAAGAACCCGTCGAGTGTTTCGCCAGTCTCTTTGTAAATGTTAAGTTCAGTATCCAGGGATTGCGCGATACCGCTGCCTCGCGCATATGGTGCCGCAGGGTTAGGATCAACCAACCAGAAGACTTGCTCAAGTGGAATATGCGATTGCCCGCTTGATAATGAAAGAGTAAAGTAAGGTTTATCAGGAAGTTGCGGGAGTTCAGTTATCTTATCGGGAGTTATTGGCCATATCTGTTGTATATCGCCTTCAGTATCCCAGATACCGAAGCATTCGCCGGTAAGATCCAAGTGAACGGACCAGATAAAGAGAATAGTTTGCCAGGAGAAAAGCGGGTGAGGTTGATCAAAGAAGATTTGGAGTGGATGTTTAGTAGTAATCAGTTCATCGAGCGGCGTTAGTTGTTCGGTCTCTGGATCTTCGACCAGGGTTAGCCATTCAACATCTGATATGCTCTGTGCTTTCTTAGCGCCGCCTGCTCGTAACCACGCTTGTGTATTGTATGCTTCAAGGAATTGAGGAACTGAACGTTTAACGCCTGCGTTACCTCGCGCGTTGCCTAGGAAGTTAGCCCAAAAGCCGGAACTGCCTGTAGTATAATCGCTTGAATTAAAATTAGTATTGGAGTTATAAGGAGATGATGCCTTAGACCGGAAGTTCCTTACTCGGTTAAGTAATCCTGCTCTAGTCGTAGGCACGCTGTTAGTTTATCTTGTATCCGATATATAGAAAATCCCATCTTCCTAGAAGTTATTTTCGTTATTGGTAAACGTTTAACACAAAACTAGAATAGATGCGGCAAAGTAGTTTTTTTATTCTACAAGTAGGCAAAAATAGAAAAAAAATAGATAGGGCGTTATGCCCCGTCTAATCTACTACAATCGGGTTCACACTACCTTGCCTATCTTTTATTCTGAGCAATAGTTTCGGTGCTGTGACGTGTGCGACCACTGCATAGGCCAGGACTATCACTATGAAGCCTATTCCTACAGTGAATAGTCCGACGATCACACCGAGGATCAGCGCCATTATCCAGCCGATTGCACTGCCCCACGAATGCTTTTGCATTAGAGTTGAGTTCAGTCCTTGTTCCTTAACAACATACCCGGTCGTGATAAAATCATCAATGACCTTTTGCATGTCGTTCTCATCTTCGACGTTTCTTATTCTAGTACTCATTTTTTAATCCTCCATTAAGTAACACTTCTTTCAGTATCTTCTCAACAACTGTCGATCTCGGCATCATCTCTTCTGTAGCGATCTCCTCGATTACTTTACTTATCGCTGGTTCAAACCATAGATTTACATTGATACACCCCGCCGCTAGTTTCTCTGCTTTCCAATTTTGTTTACTCTTTCTTCGTGATACACCTTGATTGGTCTTTGCATAATCGTTAATCATTGTTTCTTACCTTTGCCGCCTTTACATATTCATCGTGTAACGCGGGGTGCATCCATATATCCACCTTGCGGGTTACGATTCCTTTTTTATCTGTTACAGTTCCCCCAACGCTGCACATCGCACAGTTCTTGGTGCAGTTGCATTGATGATGAATTCGCATGTGTTTGCAGCGTTTAACCGGGATAACTCCGAACGGGCTGTTGCATGCTTTCATTTTCTTATTCTCCACATATAAACCGCGTCGTAGATGATGATCGGTAAGAACATGATATACAAGACGATGGCGATTACAACTATGAGTGCACCATACACTCGCTGCTCAACGGTCTTCATCGTTCATCGCTTCTCCGCATCGTAATCATCTACTGCGCGGATAACATCAAGCACTACGTCACCGACTGCGATCTTGCGGCCTTCGTCCGATTGTATTTCACCTGCCTTTTTCATCAACCAGACATACGCTTCAGTTGGTATCGATATGTTAGTGTGTGTTTCCCGATAGTTGTTGGATACTGTGTGTGATGTCATTTTTCACCTCTCTTAGGTTCGGTTCGCCAGTTTAACCAATTCATTTACCTTACGCATATAATACGAAGTCGTAAGTCTCGCTGCATTGAGTTCCTTCTCAAGTTGCTCGACACGATCTTGTAATGCATCGCGTTCATTGCAAACCTCTTCGAGTAGGTTGCAGTAGTCCGAGCACGTTTCGCTCCTTAAATGCTCATACTTCTCTGCGTTCATTACTCTTCACCTCTCTAAAATAATCAAATTGCTCTTCACTTAATTGGAAGTCACCATGAAAATCCTCTTTGACAAACTCACCACAATCGTTGTATGTGCTGCCGATCATTGCATTTACTAAGCAATCGAACGTCATGTTGGATGCTGATTTCGTGGTGATCTCACAGTTGATGCACCTGGCGCATTGTTCAATCATAATCTAATACCTCCTTTGTGAACACTGCATTTTATTGTTCGACTGATTCGTTGATGCGAACTTACAACAAATGCAATGTTCAACACTTACGTATTTCTTACCACACTTGACGAACAACGAAAGGTCCTGCGGATCTTCGAGTATTAGCGTATCGTTCATTTTAATCCTCCCTTAGATTCCTAAATCATTCCACTTCGTACAAGATACCCCGCAACTCCTACCAGGATGAATGCGAGAAACACTATGATATAGAATATTGCATCGGGCGTTAGAACTACGGTAAGACCCTCACCGATCCGAAGGATGTAGTAGTCTTTCATTGTTTACATCCCGTTCCCTACTGCTAAACTCCTTGAGTTCAGTAGATTCTTTTAAACAACGCCTGCATGTCGATTCACTCTCGCGAGATATATCCTCCATTCGCGTGATCTTCTTGGGGCATGCATAACTGTAGTGTGCAGATCCTTCTTGTTTGCACACTATGCCGATTTGTTTCATTGTTTCACCTTTGCAGCGTTCATTGCGTTCCTTTGCGGTGTTCGGTGTTTATAAACAATGTATAGCCAGACAAGTCCGAGTATTAATCCAATAGGAAAGAACAGCACGATGAATGCGAGCACGATAAGCGGACAGATTACATAGAGTGTTATCGCAACGCATAGATCGACCGCGTTTTCCCACGCTTTTATGAATCCCATTTTGTTTCACCTTTTAGATTTTAGAAGCACACAACCTCTTGGATTGTATGTTTACTATAGTAAACACTATGCACTACAAGTATATAAAGCTATATTTATTGTAAGTATTATTATAACTCTCGGAGACGCAACATCACATCATCCCAATTCAAGACGCCGTTCTCTCTCTTGAGTAATGGATAATCATTATCGGCAAGCCAGTCAGGATCAATAGACTTCTCACCGGATTCGTACCACATCCTGACCTGATGCCACGGAACAAAAAAGATAGTGTTGAGTCGTGGCCCACGACTTGATCCTCGTAGTTCAATGGCAAGAACGCCAAACCTGCCGGTGTCGTCGATGAACTTACTAATCCTAGTTACCTGGTGCTCGCCTTTCTTACTAACGCTGAACTTAGAAAAGTATACCTTGTCAGTGTTAGGTCTGGTTATGGATTTACATTCGATGCCAAGATAGTGATCCGGGTTGCGTGAGTCAACTAAGACATCAATGAACTGTGTAAAGAAGTGGCTCTGTTTTAAACGGAATGCAAACCCTGGTGAATCTGTAGACTTAAAATGCCCGTTGATTAGTTTAACAAGTCGGCCTTCGAAAGGGTGAAGTTCCTGGTATCTTGACCACCACCTTATTTAGATAGTTGCTCGACTTGTTTCGCTAGTTCATTATGACTGACGACGAGTTCCTTAATAAAATCTATGAGCTTATTAGTACTGTCTATTGTGTTTTCTAGCGCCACCTCGATGTTCCCGATACGTGATTTGCAGTCGTTGATTATATCTGCTTGCTGGTCCTTTGTGCGAACTATATCATTAAACGCCTTTTGATGTGCCTTGATTTGTGCGTCGTGCTTGCGGACTACCTCGTCGTGCTGACACTCTTCAGTACTCATGGTGGGATTAATCCTCTTTCAAGTTCTTCTTTACCATACTGAAGTAGACATGCATCGCAATACCAACCGCCTTTTCCGTTGTTGCCGCCTGTCCAGAAGTGCAGACCTGCTTTGATTGGGTCTTCGTGCGTGCATTCGTTTAGTTTCTTGTCGCACCGTTCGCACTTGGTAGGATTGAATAGTGTGAACTCACCAAATGCTGCAAGTTTCTCGGGGTTTATGCTGTCGTCTTTGGTCATGTTACCTCGTTTGCCACCAGACCTTACCTGTTCCATATGCGATCTGCTTCGAGGCCGTAGCAGTACCGCTATATAGTTTCGGTGGTCCGCCTGCCGGATCTGATTCTTCGCACATTGCATTCAATCGCTTAACTACCAATGCTAGATCATGGTGTATCTTCTTGAGCCTTGTCTCTGTCGCAAACCTATTGTCTGTGCCATAATCAAGTCCACTGAGCGTACGTTCTAATTCAAGTGTTATATGCTTGAGAACGTAAGCCTCTGTATTAATCTCATCTTTAATACTCATTCTTCCACCTCTTCTGATGATTCTTCGCCCGGAACTTCTGATTCTGCTGGCGCTGGATCGAGTAGGATAGTACAAGCGCAATTTATTATATTCTCAGGACTTCCTGCATCATCGCCAGGATAATCTAAATCTTCACCCATCACTGTGAACGTATCAGACTGCGCTACTGATTGTCCGTCTGCATCTTGATGCCACTCTCGCACGTTATCCATGCCCGTTGTGCTCCACGTCTTCCACATATCAGGAACTGTTGCCTTTGCATCTGCCGATATTGCAGCATTCATTGCACTGTTTGCTTCTGTTCGTGAGATCATCATCCCTCTACCTAACCACGAATCGCCAAGAGCATCATCAACTGCTTGCCCTATTACATAATGCCCATCGCCGTTCTCAACGCCATCAGCGATCACTTTCATTACTTGATCCCTGGTCGTGTCGGTGATTCCTGTTATCTTCTGACCGCCCTTCTTTAGTTTATTAGCGACGAACTGCGCCCATGTTGATTGTAACGCTGCGACATCTTTGATTAGAACCAAACCTTCATCGTCAAAATCTCGCCAACTTGTGTAGGTATCAGATTCATACGCCGATTTGCCCGTATGAAACGCGTGTATATATTCAAGTGTAGCTTTGCCAGTCTCTACCCACGCAGTTGTAAGCGCAGTCTTCCAACCAGCGTATGCTGGCCCTTTAAGAAACGATTTGATACGTTTAGATGCCTCCTCTGGTGTGGTAGTTACTCGGAAGATGCGGCGTATCTCTGCCATGTCTTCTTTGTAGGGTTTATCGAACGCCGCTTTGCAGAACGTGACCCAGGTTTGCCTATGACTGTCAATCATGATGGCATATTTATGACGAGCGGCGTCCGATTTAGGTTTCATCTGTTCAACCGTTTACTATAGTAAACAACTAGTTCAGGTTTAATGCAACTTCAGTCCAAGCGGTAGGCCACTTGCCACTGACATACTTCTTTTCATATATTGCATGCGTTGCGCCAGTGACAGCGACGGTCAATACGCCGTTTACATATGCCGCGCTTGGTGGCGCACCAGCAGGAACCGAGCCTCCGAGTGACTTCCATGGGGTTGCGTTGCGCTTCCACCAGATAGCGTTGTCTGAACCGACACAGAACACATCAACGTTTGTGCCATCGGTGCACGCGGCGGGTGCGCTTAATGCAACGCCGCCTAGTGACGTCCACGTTGTTGTTGCCTGATTTTCCCACACTGCCTTATCTGAACCAACGCACAATATGTTGCCGGTTGACATGATGGTAGGAGCAGAGCTTACAGTTGTGTGCGTTACTGGCGGAGTTATCTCTGATTCGCCTGCGATGACGTGACAGTCTGAGACTAGACCAGTTGTTACGTATCCTGTTGGTAGTAGTCCTAGTCCACCACCGAAGCTACCGAACGCTTTGCCCCAACCTTCGCCCCAAGAGTTCAACGTCCAGAGATACCCAGGTTGATAACCGAAGAACATCATGCAGTGACCACCGATTGATGCTCCGGAAGGCATGTCGATAATGCCGTCACTGCCTACATCTTCAATCTGTGCATAGACAGGTGTTCCGTAAACAACTGGAAGACCTGTGACTGCGAGAGCGGTTTGAATATTAACTAACGTTTGGTTGTATCCTTGCGCTGAGTCTACGAGATACGAGTTGTTTGTCTCATCTTTGACTGCATCGCCTGCGACGTTTGCTGGCGGTGTGTCATCGATTCCATTAGGATCATATGGCCAATCTGTTTCGGGTGCGACACCATATTGAATCGTTGCCTGGACTGCATCAGCAACCGTTGCTCCATTATCGCCAGGGAAGTCACCGCCTAAGATACGACTCATACGGTATTCATACATCCGGTCGCCGAGAACTGCTTTACCGTTCCGCTTCATCTGTAACGCTTCAAAGGTGCTCGTTGTTCCGTGTGCTGTGCAACTCCCTGCGGAACCCTGGTTCTTAACGGTGCTGACTAGCGATGTTAGATCGCAGGTTGTAGGTAGTGCTTGCGGTGCTACGAACTGTTCATATCGCAATTCTTTATGATTCAATAGTGGCGGCTTCCAACCAAGACCGTAGTTGTGTTTAGGTGTAGTTACTCTCATTGATTTCTCCTCCGTTTTGCTTCGTCGTATTGTCGATTAAACTCTCTCGTTTCTTTTATCATTCTATCAAACGCTCTTATGTATTCGTCGTCTAGTATCGGATTCGCGGGGTGGCCGCGCTTTATTTCTAAGTCGTTGTGACTCATTCTATTGCCTCTATGTTCACGAAGTACTTGCATTTGTAGCACATCTGAACGTACCAGTTCTTACGAAACGGATTGCTGCCCCGTGGACATTCGACTATCCGCGAGTATGATGGTCGTGACACATGCAACCGTCTCGGATTATTGCCGTCTCTCTCGAAACTGCATATAACAATTTGTTTTTCTTCTGTCATTGCTCACCTTATCATCCACTTCGGTCGTTCTTTGATCCTGCTATTCCATTCGTCAGCGTCTTTTCTTACGTCTAGATTATACGAGGCCCATTGCATTAGATGCCCGAACGTCAGATGATGCGATTTACAAAGCACTATAAGGTTGTCTTCGTCAAGTTCTAGTTCGGGGTACCACTGATAGGGTTTTATGTGGTGAACGACGTTGCATCCGCTGGATACCTTACCGCACACAGCGCACTCTGGATACCTTTTCTTAAACCGGCGTCTGAGTTTCGGCCATTCGCTGTTACGTATGTATTTAGATAACAATAGTTTATTGCTGCGTGCATCTGATACCATTACCACATCAACGGCACTGAACCGCCTCCCATTGACTCAGCAACATAGATACCAATTCCTAGAGCGGATACAATATCATCGTGCATTCCCGTCTTCATACTGCCGAACTGATCGTATCCGACTTGAGATACCTTGTGTTCGTAGTTCAATAGTTCTTGTCTGATGATGTCTGCTTGTATTTCACCGCGTGGGATCCATATGCGATCTGCTTCGAGTAATGCGATTAACGTTGATGCCATCTGCGGTTTAGGCAATGATAAGTTCCTGGAGTCGTTCCATCGCGGGCGCGTTCCCCCAGTTAGCGTTACTCGATACACATCGGCCAACGGGATTAACTCACATACCTGGTCAGTTACCGCAGCACCTACGCCACCTTCATCTATGACATAATAAATATAATCTACATCTTCTTTGGCGTTGAGTTGTGTATCAGTCTTTTGTAGTGTTCGGGCAATCTTCGGGTACGGAATCTCAAGGTCATATCGTTTGATCTTAGTGACATTATACGTGAATTGTTTTTCACCACCGGACACTATGGCGCTGAAGATATCTGAATCAACGCCGCGGGGTTTCGGAATGAGTGGTTCGATGGTTGTGATCGCGGTATGATCTGCCTTCTTTCCAAGATCAACGGCTACATATATGCTTTTGTTATAACTACCCTCTTCACGTTCAACATAGTCAGATGGTTTATTATCTTTCTTACTGGAATCCGGGTCTAGTTTTCTAAGTGGTGGCATCCCAAGATTCGTGCGTTGCATATCGAGGTCGTCGTAAACGTCCTGTAATGAATGTGGTGAATCCTGGAACCATTCGATCGGGGCTATGATGCTTCACCTTTGAACGGAAGCCACTCTCTACACGTATAAGTAAAGTCTTCAGCGCAGTTGCCTGTCTTTGCACAGAAGTAGTAACTATCATGATGTTTTCTTAGATTGTCGCATGTTGCACAAACTTTAACTCCTACTGTCATTTTTCACCCCTATTTTTCTTCCCACTGTTCAGGGTGTAAGTCAATCTCCACGCTGTTATCCTCTTCAGTATCCCCAAGCCAAATACTAATTCTTTCATCGCCAGTAGCGCGGTAACGTTCTATTAGTTCGACTTTAATTTCGTCGAGCGTTGCGTCTTTAAGTTCAGTCATTTTTCACCTCTTAAACATAAAACGGTCTGAACATTAATGTGAACTCGGCGACGCCGTTATCATCAACTCGTATCGTTATGAAGTGATAACCAGCGTGGTTCGCCATTCGCTTACTTCGCATCCATTTAGATTGCGTACACATCGCCCCACCACTTACTGCATGGATATGACGATCAAAAAAGTATCCTTGCTTGTGAGCGTGACCCATAAGCAGCACATTAGGTTTATCTCCGCCAGTTATACTCTCGATCAACTTCTGAATCCGATATGAAATTGCATATGAATTGTGCGTCCACAACGTCTTTCCGTTCCTTCTAACCAAAATAAGTCCATTGGGAACTTCACAACAATATACCCGCCCTGAATAGTGGACAATTGTGGGCATCGTATTAACAGTCGGCGTTGATTGAACCGAAGTTACATTAACAGAGTCATCGGTTTTAGTTCTGTTAAACGTTATTTTATACCCTAACTTAATCGCGATTTCTGAAAAATCTTCTAACAATCTTTTACTTATCGATCTATACCCAAATCCGCTGGCAGTAACCCACCCATCTCCTTTAACCATAGTCTCAAATACGATTTGCAAAACGGACGTATCACAATCTTTTAACCATTTTGGAAGATATTTATTAGCGCTTTTATGCCCGCACTCAGCCTTTAAAAACTCTGATAGTTCTGCGCTATGGATTCTTATAACCCTATCAGATGCTCCGCATCCACCCCCCAACCTTTCAGCCAAATCTAGTATCGCAGAATAATTTTCGGGGTTAACGGTTTTGTATTGGTGTATTCCGACGTAGTATTTTCTTGCGTGGCCTTCGGTTACATACCACGCTATTAATTCTGCCATATCGTCTATCGGAACATCGCCAAAATGATATGGCTTGTACCCATTATTCTTAGACCCCCTTGGTGGAATATTAACGGTTTCTGGTGTCGTCCCTTCCCATCCGTTCGAAACTTGCGTAAACTGCCATTTCTGTCTGCTATATTCATTTACAATATCGATTGCGTCTTTCCTGTGCCATTCGGTGTTTAATCTAGGATGAGACTTTGTAGGATACGTCAATGTTTCTTTTCTTTTCCACGTAGCGCATTCAGAAGCTTTTGTCCACATACCATGATTCGGTGTTACCAAACAGTCTACACTTCTTGCCTTGAAATGAACCATACCACCATCGTAAGGCTCATCAGTGATATTTGTTGGATGTTGCCATTCAAACGTATGGTCTGCCTTGGTCATCGTTGCCACAAGATCTGTTTTCTCTAAAGTCTTAAACAGTTTCCAGCCATCACTAGTCATTATCTCTGTTGTATCATCAAAGCAACTTCCATCTTCACCGTGAAAGGCGCGTATTATTATTCCGCCGACTTCTATGTCCCCTTCATCACGCCCTATATATTCCGCATTAGGAACTGCATCACAAACATCCTGTATCATATTAGCGCCCATTGCCTCATACCACCTGTCGTGATTGCCAGAGATCAGGTATGTATGGAATGGTATCTTCAATAGTTGGTTTACGGCGTATTCTTTTTGTGCTGCGTATCCGATATGCTTCAATTCGTAAAGTAGGTTATACTTTCTCGCATCCATTCCGTGTGTAAGATCGCCACCAAATATACAGAAGTGTGCCTCTCGTTCTTCGCATGTTTGAATGAAGTCGTCTAAGAACTCTTCATGATAATAAATCGATGACATATGCGAGTCAGTAAAGAAACCAAAGCGTATCTCTTCGCCAGTGTGGTCTAAGTTTACTTTTGGTGGTTCTACGGAGAACGTATTGATACTTTTTCCGATACTTATTGCCTTTAGTTCTTCGTGAGTGTATCGCCCTGTGATTCCTTCTATGTAGCGAGTTGCCCGTTGCTTTTTCCTATTCTCTCGCTGCCATTCGGTTCTGTGTGCGAGTTCTTTTTCTCGGTGCTCTACACGGTATATACGACTTGCTTCACGGCAGGCGTCACACGTCTTAAAGCCTTTAGACTCAATCGGTTTACCGCAGTGAGAGCAAAGTCTTTTCAAAAGAAGCTCTCCAACCAATCACCTAAGTGTTCTTCATTCTCATAGTGCAAATATTCAGTTAAAATCTTGAATATAAGTTGCTCATCGTTATCTTCAGCAAAGTAGTCTCTTTTAGAACGTATCTCTTCAAGGAGTTTTTGGGTTTCCGGGCTGAGATTCATCATTCACCTTAATGCATCAAATGCCCCAAGAAGAACCCAACTACAAAGATTATGATTAATAGGATTATGCCACCTGCAAGTGCATGGTCTTTCGGTGTTGGTTCTATCAAATCGCCCCATTCATCATTCATTCTTAATCAACCTCCAAATCCAAATCATCTCTGCTGAATATATCATCGTGAAACGCCCTGTCAATGTCCTCTGCTTTGAATACACTTGAAATTCCTTCAGCAAAATGGTTCATGTATTCTTGAAGAAACATCCAGTCGGGTTTTAATTGTTTTTCTTCTGCGAGAAAGTCCAGTGATATTCTCGGACACTGGTTAGCATTGAGCTTAATGCCTTGCCATCCACCAATGTTGCTTTGCTCATAATCATTCCAAACATCCCAAAAGAAACCACGCTTGCCGTGTGGTGTTGATAACAAGATTAACTTGCCTTCTGATACTGCGAGCATCGGCCGGATCGCTTCGGTGTATGTTTCATCGATTACTTGTGATGCTTCGTCTATGATTACCAGCGTCGGACCTGAGAAACCACGTATTGATTGCGGGTGTTGTCCTGATAAGGTTATGATTCGAGAGCCGTTCTGTAGTTCGAGACGGTGTACGTTCTCGGTGACTGATAATATTGGCGTATCTATCTCTTGATAGAATCGTGCGATCTTTCTAAAGGTTTCAGTTGCTTGGCGATAGATGTGTGAGACAACGAGAACAAGTGAGTTAGGATTATTGAGTGCGTGGTGAAGTGCTACGACTGCGACTATTGTTGACTTGCCTGATTGCCTGGCACAGTTGAGTATGATGCGACTTGATTCTGATCTTAGAACTTGAACTTGCCATGGATCGGGATCAATACCCAATGCCTTAGCGAACTGAACCGGATCGATAGCATACTTGAGTTCTCTGCGTTGTTGTTCGTTCAACGCTAAGAATATTTGATCGAATCTATCACTTACCGACATCTTCTAGTTCTTCCAGTTGTTCGCTGAGTCTGATTCGTTCTTCTAATGGCAGCGTGTTTAGCACTTGTTTAAGTTTGGTTACGTCTGTGGTTGTTTTGACTTCGCCACTTACGTCTATCTTTGTTTTATCAAGGCCGAGAACTTTCCATATTATATTTACTATTGCAGTAACTCGTTCAGTGGTTGCATATGGTTTAGCCTCATCACTGAGCATCTTGTTTAATTCTTTTTTAAGAATTTCAGGAGCAATATCAAGTATATCGTCAGTGACGTTCTCGACTTTGGCCTGGTGTCTTTGTCTTCTTCTTTCTGCTAGGTATTCATCATACGAGGCTGCACGTTCTACCCAACTGTATTTAGAACACCACCCTGCGATGAGCGATCTATGCCTATGACACTTTTTGGCTACCTGTTCAATAGAGCGTGATGTCCCTAAGTTGCGGTATTCACAAAAAGCGGCGTATGCTTTGGATGATTCTGCTCCTTTCATCCATCGCCGTGAGTCAGCCATTATTTGTGTTCAACCCCATTCAAATCATAAAGAAATATATGCCTTGTGCCTCGTTCCGTGCGAGTGACGCATCCTTTTTGAAATAATCGTTTGGTGAAGTAACTCGTTAATCCAACCGCTAACCCTGCTTCCTGTGCTATCTCAATGTTTGTCGCTGGTCTGCCAATCCTTACAAGAGCGTGATAAGCTTCTATTTGCGTTATGGTATCACGCCCGTAGTTTTATGTTTTTGAGTTTGCTAGTACTGCTGATACTTCATCCTGGCTCCTCTTTTATTCCACGTACTTAAGAGCGGATTACTTTCTTCTCTGTGTGATATGCTTTGAGGTGTTTGGCAGAATGTGCATAAGACATGCACGTCGCCGTCGTGGTAGACTGTGCTTTCTACGAGTAGTATCGGTCTTCCGCAGTGCATGCACCGGACGGCGTTCATTGCTCACCTACTGAATCGAAGTTGCTACCGCTAGCCATGTTGACCAGGCAGTTCCGTTCCATGACTTGCGGAATAGCACGTTGTTGATTCCTATTACTTCAATATCAATAGTTTTACCGTCTCTACTGATTGCTGATGGTCCTGTTCCTGCTTTGAGTCCTCCGCCCAGTGATGTCCATGGCAACCATGCTTTACCGTTCCATTCTTTTCGCCATACTGCGCCATTGGTCCCGCGAACAAAGACGTCTATTAAATCTCCGGTTGTCGTTACTGCTGTTGGTGCTGATGTGCATTGTCCGCCTAACGATTCCCATGCGTGTTGTGTTCCGTCAAATGCTCTATGCCATAAAGCGGTGTCTGATCCAACTGCAAATTCGTCAAATTCGTCAAGACGTCCTACAGCCCAAGAACATAGCGCTGGGGCGAATGCTGCAAAGGCGATTGGTTTCGGTGGTGGGGGTGGTGGTGCAGGACTGAATCGGTTCTTCATCGTTACATTTGTTGGCGGCCAAATAGCTTGCCACGCTTTATACCATGATTCAAATTCGTTGTAAACCGAGTTGGCATTTGAGCCATATCCGCCCCATACACCTATGCCTGCGAAGGTTATGCCGTTTGCTTCCATCTGCTGTGCGATGTTTATGTAATCTTGGGCCGTTGAATGATTTATCATCCACGTTCCCACGCACATGCCGATTTCTTTTACGCCGTGGGCCTTTGCGTGTTGCATCCCTGACCCCATGACGTCCCAACCCCATAGATCCGAGTTAGAATCATAGGTTTCCATATATGATGCAGCGCCGTGACCGCTGACCGGACCTGGATGCGTTACATTCCATACGTCGTCGTCTGTGCCGCCGCCTGTGCCTTCACCGCCGTAATCGAGAAAGATGAGGTGACTCATTATAGAATCTATCTCTGCGGCCTGCTCTGATTCACCGCCAACTGCGTGCCAACCCTGGGTAGCTAGGTTTGCATTATATGAATCACTACCATTCCAACCTGCGGCCCCATCGTTGCCGTTATTTAGAATCGGACTTAAACCTGCTGCGTTGCAGTCAGATACGACGCTGGTTGGTGCGCTACTTCCGCCACCGTGAATGATATAGTGTAAATCAATTATTCCCCCGCTTCTAAGCGCCGTTAGGTCGCTGTATGAATCCCCTGCTACAAAGTAAACTGCACTATGTGTCAT